GGCACTTAGGGCAACTTCAGGCGCGGGTGGTGGTGGCGGCAGCGGCACGGTTACAACCGTCTCAGTTGCCTCGGCTAACGGCTTCAAAGGCACCGTATCAAACGCGACAACAACTCCTGCAATTTCAGTTGGCACAAGCGTCACCGGGGTTCTCAAGGGCAACGGCACGGCGGTTAGCGCGGCCACCGCAGGAACGGACTATCAAGCTCCAATCACGCTGACAACGACTGGCAGCTCCGGTGCGGCAACGTTTGACGGTACTACGCTCAATGTCCCTGTTTATGGCGGCGCTGGCGCTGGCACGGTTACCAGCGTTGGTGGAACTGGCACAGTAAACGGTATTACGCTCACCGGGACAGTTACTACGGCTGGGAGTTTAACGCTTGGCGGTACGCTGTCTAACGTTAATCTTGCATCGCAGGTAACGGGCAATTTGCCGGTCACTAATCTTAATAGCGGGAGTTCTGCGTCTAGCACTACGTTTTGGAGGGGAGATGGCACTTGGGCAACTCCTTCTGCTGGTACTGGCAGCCCCGGCGGTAATCCATCGACTGTTCAATACAACAACGCTGGGACATTTGCTGGTTCAGACAATTTAACGTTTGATGGTACGAAGTTAACCGCAACAGCATTTTCGGGTCCGCTCAACGGAACGGTTGGGGCAACAACGCCGACAACAGGCGTATTTACCACAGCAACAGCCATATCTGCGGCCACTCAAGATGCCGTGCGAATGCAAGGTCGCGCAGGCGGGACGTCTGGTTATATCGCAACAGTTACGCCGGCAACCCTTACTGCCAGTCGCACGTTGACACTTCCCGATGCCAATGGGACTTTATATGTTAGCGGCGCGGCTTTGGGGACTCCATCTAGCGGTACGGTTACTAACTTAACCGGAACGGCTTCAATTAACATCAATGGCACGGTTGGTTCTACAACGCCGGCAGCGGGTACTTTTACCACTGTGAATCTGGCGGGTTCAACAAGCGGAAACGTCGCTTTAACAGCTCCTGCTGTTGCCGGGTCTCAGTCGTATACGCTGCCCACGGCGGCTCCCGCAGCTAACGGCTATGCCTTGACCAGCACCACGGGTGGGGTTATGAGCTGGGCGGCGAGTAGCGGCGCGCCTAGTGGCTCCGATACACAATTCCAGTTTAATAACAAAGGGGCGTTTGGTGGTGCTTCAACGTTTACCTACGATGGCACAAACGTGCAGGTAGGTACGCAAGGGGCAGTGAGATTTGCTGACGCTAACAGCAGCAATTATGTTGCTTTTAAGGCTCCTTCTGATGTTCCTGCAAACGTCACTTGGACGCTGCCTGGTACGGACGGAACGTCTGGTCAGACTATGGTGACCAACGGCTCTGGTACATTGACTTGGGCCACCCCAACGCTTACGCCTGTTGCACCAACAAACTATGCTTTGCCGGTTGTTTCTGGGACTGCAACCGTTGGTCAAACCTTGAGTTGCACGACCGGCGGCTGGAACGGTTACCCAGCACCGACTTACGCATATCAGTGGGTTCGAGGGGCAGCAACCAACATCAGCGGCGCTACATCGTCGACCTACACGCTAGTTGATGCGGACTACAACGATACAATTAAATGCACCGTCACTGCGACCAACTCGGCGGGTAGTGCAAGCGCCACGTCTGCTGCCACCGCGAATATTGCAGGAACGGTTCCAGGTGCGCCAACGATTGGCACGGCGACCGCTGGAAATGCCCAAGCTGCGGTTTCGTTTACTGCGCCTGCTAACACTGGCGGTCCGGCTATTACTAGCTACACGGCAACGTCCAGCCCAGGTGGGTTTACTGCTAGCGGGGCATCGTCACCTCTTACCGTGTCTGGATTGACGAACGGAACGGCCTACACGTTTACTGTTACCGCCACTAACAGTATCGGCACCGGCACAGCAAGCGCGGCCAGTAACAGCGTCACGCCAACGCTTGTTGTTCAAGATCCGTCATTTTCCTACGTTCCATTGTTGTTAGAAACAACCAGCACCAACGGGCAGAATAACCAAGGCACAACAACCACCAACGGATTTCTTGACAGCAGCACCAACAATTTCACCATCACCCGCAGCGGATCTCCAACGCAGGGATCTTTGAATCCGTATTGGCCGAATGGGCAGTGGAGTAATTATTTCAATGGTAGTACGGATTATTTAAGTGCCACTAATGCTACGACCGTATTTCAGTTTGGCTCCAGCCCATACACTATTGAGGGTTGGATATATTTAACCGCCGCACCAGGAAATCAGTACATTTGCGGCGGAGTGTTTTCCAATCCGTCATACCAAGTAATAATAAATTCGTCAGGTTTTATTTTTGGCTCTGTTTCGGGTGTTGGAAATTTAACCGCAGCTACAACTGCAGTTTCGTTAAATACTTGGACTCATTTTGCAATAGTTAGAACAAGCACATCCGCAAGCGGGGGGGCATATTATATTAACGGCGCCCCCGCAGGAACATTTACGGACTCAGCCAATATTTCAGGAACAACCACAACCTTAAACGTTGGAACAACAAATAACACGGGGTCCGTAGGATTAAATGGATATTTAAGCAATTTGCGTGTTGTCAAAGGAGTAGCAGTTTATACCGGAACATTTACGCCACCAACATCCCCACTTGCTGCGACTCAAAGTTCTGGCACAAATATATCTGCAATTACTGGAACGCAAACTTCTCTGCTAACTTGCCAAAGCAATCAGTTTGTTGATAGGTCTGCCCAAGTAACTCCGGCAACATTTACTACTACTGGCACCCCCCGCGCCCAAGCATTCCAGCCGTTCTCCCCGGCTGCTGCGTACACCACTGCGCTGTATGGTGGGAGTGTGTATTTAAATGGCAGTGACGCTTATTTAACGTACAATCAGACATTTGCTCTTGGTACAAACGATTTTACTTTGGAGTTTTGGTTAAACATTCCTGTGGATGTTGCATACCCAACCAATTATTGGTTATGGGGTTGGAGAACTGGTGCATCTAGTTGCCCCGCATTATATCTCGCCGGAGTATCTGGCGGTGGCAATAGTTTGAATTTTGTTGGGGCATCTTTAACAAACCCCAATTCAATACCAACCAATACTTGGACGCACGTTGCGATTGTTCGATCTGGTTTGGGAACAAACAATTTAAAAATGTACATAAACGGAGTACAAGTCGCTCAATCATCTTCAACACAAAGTTTTTCGTATACGGGGAGTCAGGTGGTTGGAGCAAATCCATCTGGTGACGGAGCTTTGTATCCTTCCAATGTATATTTTTCTAACTTCCGCATCGTCAACGGCACAGCAGTATATACCGCAGCATTCACGCCGCCAACCTCGCCGTTAACTGCAATCACAAACACAGCGCTCTTACTTAACTTCACCAACGCAGGAATCTACGACGCCACAACGCAGAACGTAGTGTCTACGGTTGGCAATGCACAAGTTAGTTCGACGATTACCCCGCAATGGGGAACTACGAGCATGAAGTTTGATGGGTCGGGTGACTGGCTAACGGCTCTTGACAATCCGCAACTCCAGATAGGTACTGGTAATTTTACAATTGAAGGTTGGGTTTACTTGTCGGCGAACGGAACTGTTTACGGGCTTGTGAGCAAGGGAACGGCGACAACGGGATGGTCGGTAAATGTTACTGTTCTTAACAAACTTCAGTTTAGCTATACAACGTCCAACTTGACCGGAACAACATCATTGGCAACCGGCACTTGGTATTATTTTGCGGTTGTTCGTTCAGGTAGTGCGACAGGAAACCTAAAGTTATACCTGAACGCTTCTCTTGAGGCTACAAGTGGCGGCGCTGTTACGGACAACTTCAACCAAACAAACATTTTGTATGTTGGCGCAGATCGAATCGGGACCAGTTCTTTGAATGGTTATTTGCAAGATGTCCGAATCACCAAAGCCGCTCGCACTATCACTTTGCCAACCCAATCATTCCCTGTTCAGTAAGGATTAAAAATGTTACTTGCAAACATCAATCTTGTTGTCAAAGATAGCTCGGAATGGTTTCCGTTCCAGAACTTTGGTTCTACCGGACCAACGCTTGAGTACATCCGTGAATGTGGGTTCTACCCCATTTGCGTATACAAGCCCTACGACCATGCAACTGAGAAGTTGGTCCCTGCCGCTCCTCATTTGATTGACGGTCAGGTCTTCACTGTTGATGTCGCTCCGATGACGGAAGAGGACCTAGCGCAGCGTATCGCAACGCAGTGGCAGGGTATTCGTATTCAGCGCAACCAGATGCTTAAAGACAGCGATTGGACGCAGGTGGCAGACGCCCCGGTAGATAAAGCTGCGTGGGCAACGTATCGCCAGGGTTTGCGAGATATTACGACCCAAGCCGATCCGTTTGCCATTCAGTGGCCTTTGCAAAATTCAGCGGAATCTGTAAATGGCGGTTAAACTCTCCCCGCTCGCTGGGGCCGGTTGGCAGTTTTTCGATAACCTCGGGACACCGCTGGCTGGTGGGCTGCTGTACACGTACACAGCGGGAACCACGACGCCACAAGCGACGTATACCAGCGCAGCGGGAACCATTGCCAACACAAACCCGATTGTGCTGGATGCCGCAGGGCGCACCGCCAATCAGACGTGGCTGACCACGGGTGGCGCTTATAAGTTTGTGTTGCAGACGCCGGCAGCGGTCACCATCGGTACTTACGACAACATCAGCGGCATCAATGATTTAACTGGCGCATTAACCTCTCTTTCTGTTGTTTCTGCCAACGGATTTGCTGGTACGGTAGCAAACCCCACGTCAACACCGGCAATTACTCTATCGACCACCGTGACAGGATTGCTTAAAGGTAATGGAACCGCAATTAGTGCGGCTACTGCAAACACAGATTACCAATCTCCAATTACTCTGACCACAACTGGAACTTCTGGCGCGGCGACGTTAATTTCAAACACTCTTAACATTCCCCAATATTCTAGCGGCGGCGGAGGCGGCAGCATTAATGGTCAGGTATTTACTGCCGGAGGAACATTTACTATTCCAGCCGGAATAACATCGCTAAAAGTTACAGTGGTAGGCGGTGGGGGGGGTAGTGGGGCTTCGTTGGGCGCAGTAGATGCTTTTGCTTGTACGGGGGGCGGGGGTGGTGGTGGCACAGCAATTTCTTATTTAACAGGACTTACGCCAGGTAATACGCTGACCGTTACTATTGGAGCGGGCGGAACCGCTGGACCAAGTTCTGCGGGAAATGGCGGGACTGGTGGCAGTTCAACGGTTGCATCTGGAACTCAAACAATAACAACTATTACCGGGGCGGGTGGTTCTGGCTCATTGGGAGCAGCCTCTACACTTACCGCCGGAGGTGCGGGCGGTTCGGGTTCAAACGGAACTATAAACCTTACAGGTAGTGGTGGATCAGTTTCCTTTCCTGGCACATTTTCCTCTAGTAGCTTAACTGCTACTAATGTCATGGGTGGTTCAGGAGGGTCATCTAGTATTGGTGGTGGCGCTCGCAATGTTTATAATAATTCTTCAGGGATTACCGGGGGTAATTATGGCGGCGGAGCTAGCGGTTCGGCTAATTTAAACGGTGGCAATAATATTGGTGCAGCAGGGGCTGGCGGCGCAGTTATTTTTGAATGGTAAATAACATGCCAACACAAAACTATTTAATGATTAACGGATCAACAAATGTTGTTGATAACGTCTGTATTTGGGATGGTAATCCCGATACATGGCATCCCCCCGCAGAGTATCTGTTATTGGTGCAAGCCGATACTCTTGCTCTTGTTTGGATTTGGGATGAAGCAATCCCTGATTGGGTTTTGGCGCAACAAATGGGGCAAGGTCAGATTGGGTTTACATGGAACGGAACCGAGTGTGTTACTAACCAACCTAAACCAGCTTCAGCAAATTTATGACTGCGCCTATTGAAATTATCTCGCGGTCTCTGAAGGACATCGGGGCGCTCGAGGCTGGAGAAACGCCGACGGCTGACGCAGCGCAAGACGCATTCGATATGTTGAACGACATATTGGATCAATGGTCAAACGAACGGATGATGATCAGCTATCAGACTGAGATCATCTTTCCAACGGCCACCAATCAGGTGCAATACACGATAGGACCAGGCGGTCAGGTTGGTGCGGTATTTACCGGCAGTATCTCCGGCACGACGTTAACCGTCACGGCGCTGACCAGCGGCTCGGTGCAGCTCGGGCAGACTCTAGTTGGTTCTGGGATAGCGTCTGGCACAACTATCGTTCAATTCAATACCGGCGCTGGCGGCAACGTCAACGAGCTTGGCACATACACTGTCAGCACAAGCCAAACGGTTGCCAGCACGACAATCACGGCCAGCTATCAGCGTCCAGTCAGCATCAATAGCGCATTCGTGCGCGTGATCAATCAATCTGGTGGTGGTGGCCAGTCGCAAAACCAGCTCGACTATCCGGTGGCGTGCATTGGGCTAGATCAGTACGAGCTCATCGGGTTGAAGAGTCTCAACGGTCCCTGGCCAAAGGCGCTTTACTACCAGCCGGCAGAGCTGCTTGGGACAATCTATCTGTGGCCAGCTCCAGCGCAGGGCGAGATGCACGTTTTTGCCGACACGATGTTCCGGCGATACGGCAACTTGTACGAGTCAATTGCGCTGCCACAGGGCTATCTGATGGCTCTGCGTTGGTGTTTGGCCGAGCGGCTGTGTCCAATGTACGGCAAGGGTTCTACAACTCAGCTTGCGATGATTAACGCCTATGCAGCGCAGGCTAAAGCCACGCTCAAGCGCACCAATATGAGACCGAGCCTGACGGCGCAATTCCCTGACGTTCTGTTCAGCGGAAAAGCCAAGGATGCGAGCTGGATTTTGACCGGCGGGTTTGTGTAATGGCTGACTTTGGGTTTGTTGGGGCGTCTTACGAAGCTCCCACGATCTACCAGGATGCTCAAGAGTGCATCAATTGGTATCCTGAGATTGACATTGTAAAGCCCGAAGGATCACGCGGCGTTATTGCGCTGCTGCCTACTCCTGGTTATCGCACCATCGTCACGCTGCCAAACGGTCCCGTGCGTGGAATGCGGACGATGACACCGTTTGGTCAGATGATCGCGGTCGCTGCAAACAAGGTTTATTTGATTCAGGCTAACTGGTCATTTACAGAGGTCGGCACGCTCACGACGTCATCTGGACCCGTGAGTATCACCGAGACTCAAACGACCGATGACGGGGCTAACAACGGCACTGTGGCTTATATTGCCGATGGTGTTGCGCGGTATTTCTACAATCTAACAACCGCGACGTTTGCCCAATTAACAAGCGACGGGCTGTGGGCTGGTGCAACTGTTGTCGATTATGTCAACGGCTACGTGGTTTACAACAAACCCGACAGTCAACTGTTTACAGCGACGGACGCAGGGTCTGTGTACAACACAGGCGGGTTGTTCGGGCGCAAGGACGGTGGATCTGACAATCTTGTTTCGCTCTTTGTTGATCACCAGCAGTTGTTCTTGTTTGGTGAGTTTACGACTGAGGTCTGGACTGAATCGCCATCGCCAGATCCAACCATCGCCAGTTTCCCGTTTGCGCCGATCAGTGGTACTTTCATCCAGCACGGTATTAATGCGCCGTTTTCAGTCGCTCGCTGGGCTGAGACGTTTATGTTTGTCACTCGAGATCTACTTGGTCACGCCACGATTGGTACGATCAACGGATACCAGTTTGTCCGGCTGTCGACGCACGCTGTTGAGAACTCGCTGATTGGCTATGACGTCTCTGACGCCATCGCCTACTCAATGCAGATCACGGGGCATGAGTGGTACATCGTTACTTTTCCGCAAGCCAATCTTACGTGGGTCTACGACTCAACGACTAAACTGTGGTTTAAATGGCTGAGCTTGGATGCGTTTAACAACTTCCAGCGAAATCGCGGTAATTGTGCGACGTTTTTTAACACGTTTAACCTTGTTGGCGATTACGAAAACGGCAAGATTTACATTGTAGATACAGACTACTACACCGAAGCTGGCAACCCGATCCGGCGATTGCGTCGCACTCCTCACATTGTTACTGACTTTCAGAGACAGTATTTTGAGGAGCTGCAAATACAGTTTCAGCCTGGCGTTGGTCTAAGTACTGGACAAGGGCAAGACCCTCAAGCAATGTTGCGCTGGTCAAACGATGGTGGCTCCACGTATTCAAATGAGCACTGGACCAGCATCGGCAAGATTGGTAAGTATCAGAATCGAGCGATCTGGCGTCGGCTCGGCACAGCTCGAGATCGCGTTTGGGAGGTGTCCATCAGCGATCCGGTCAAAGCAGCAATTGTTTCTGCCAATCTCAAAGCGAGTGCTGGTGAAAACTGATGGCAACGTCATATTCATATCTACGGTATCCGCAATCGCCGTTTTTAGATCCGGTCACTAAAAGGCCGGCGCGTGAATGGTTGATCTGGTTGCAAAACCCTAACGTATCAACTATTACGGTCGGCACTGGGCTGGTCAATACTGTATCTGGCGGCACTACTGGGTTGACACCGGCAACGGCAACTGGTGGTGCTGTAACGCTCGGCGGCACGCTAAATGTTGCATCAGGTGGCACGGGCGCCAATACATTGACCGGCTACGTGAAGGGTGCTGGCACGACACCGCTCACGGCCAGCGCGACAATACCGTCGACTGACGTATCTGGGTTGGGGACGATGGCAGCGCAGAATGCTGCAAGCGTTGCAATCACGGGCGGGTCTGTAACTGGCGCCACGATTACAAATAGCCCCGTGTCTGGCTCGTCGGTCAGCGCAACCACGCTCACGACGTCTAGTACGGTGACGGTCAATAATCTGGCAGCAGTCGGAACTCATACAGTCGTTGCCAAATGGTTACCAGTTGTTGCTGACGGTACAACTTATTATTTGCCGCTGTATACTTAATGAAAGTCGATGATTTTGTAAAACAGATTGCTGGGAGATTTGATGCCGATCCGCAAGTGGAGCATCATTTCTCAGGCGGCGTCTATGCAAAGCAGATGTTTATCCCGAAGGGATACGTTGCTGCAACCCATAAACACGTTTATTCCCATTTGAGTATACTGGCATCGGGTCAAGTCATTGTTTCGACTGACGATTCTGTCGAAAGTTACAACGCTCCAGCGTGCATTGAGATCAAAGCTGGCACGCACCACAAGATTGAAGCGTTGCAGGATTGCGTATGGTTTTGCATCCATGCAACAGATGAAACAGACGAAGATGCAATTGATGCTGTGTTAATCAGCAAAGGAACGTAATCATGCCATTTGTTGCTTTAGCCACCGTTGGCGGCGCCATACTTGGGGCAAATGCCGCAGAAAGCGCAGCAGATACTCAAGCTGCCGCAGCAGATCGTGCAGCGCAGATTCAGCGCGAACAATTTAACTTAATCAATCAGCAACAAGCTCCATATCGTGGTTATGGATACACAGCTTTAAATCAGATTGGTGAATTGCTTGGCGGTCAAACGCCGATGTATGACGCGCAAGGCAAGCCCGTTTTGGACGCCAGCGGAAAGCCGATGATGCAGGCTGGCTCTGGTTATTTAACTCGACAGTTTGGCGCCGAGGATCTCAAGACGAGCCTAGCTCCAAATTACGAGTTCATGCTCAAAGAGGGCCAGCGAGCTGCACGTCAACGCTTGAATGCCGGCGGCAGCGGTGGCAGCGACATCGACCGTGGCATCACAAGGTTCGCCGAAGATTACGCTGGCAACGCATATCAACAAGCGTTTGCGAACTTCTCAAACCAGCGCAAGGACATCTACAACACGCTGGCCGGCATCGCTGGCATTGGTCAGACTGGGCAATCGGCGGTCAATGCAGCCAATGCAGCGCTTGGGAGTAACCTTTCGAGCTTGGCGACCGGATCGGCAGCGGTTCAAGGTGCTGGCCAGGTTGCGGCGGCAAACGCTTACGGTGGCGCGTTGGGCAATATTGGCGGTTATAGCTACCTTCAAGGGCTGCGAAATCCTTATGGTTATGGGCAACAAGCTCCAGCACCAATCCAGATTGGTCCCTCTCAGCCGGGGATTATTCCACAAGGGGCGCAGCAGCAGAGTATGCAAGGCACTTACTCTCCAAACCTCGGATAAATCATGGCACTTGATCCAACCATTCCGCTGGGCGTCAAGCCGATCGATTTTCTTGGTTCTGCTGGCAATCTGCTGAACTTGGCTCGAGGCGCACAGGCGCTTGAGCAAGAGCAGGCGATGAACCCAATCCAGCAGGAGAAGGCTCGGATTGATCTTGGGATTGCTCGAGAAACGCAAGCTGCTGAGATTGCCCGACAGAAAGCAGTAAGCGGTCAAGCGGTCACCGCTGAAGAAGTGGGACGTTTCGCCCAGGCCGGCAGCATTGAAGATCGGCTGCGTTTGAACTTTGCACCGCTGACTCAACAACGGTCATTTGCCAATCCTGCTGCGACGCCACAGGCGGCAATCAAGGACGTGATGCAAGCCAAACGGCGAGCTATTGCCGCTGGCGTGCCGGAGGACGCTGCCGAATACTTTGCGGCATCTTTGTACAGCAATCTTGCGAAAGCTCAGGAGACCGGCGATTCAACGCCAGTAAACGAGTGGATGTTTCGCAACTTGATGGCATCACAGACGCCTAGCGCACAACAGCAATTGCTTGCTCCGGCTGGCACTCCACAGGTTACTTTTGGCGGGGTTCCTGGTAGCGTTGTGGCGACTCCAAGGGGTGCTCAGTTTGTGCCAACGCTTATTACGCCACCTCAGCCTATGCCGGCGCAACAGATGCCGCAGCAAGGCGTGCAAACGGGTGGCGTGCCATTGTCAACGGACATTCAGCAACGTGCTTTGAATCTTGACTTGTCTGAGACAGCACCAGCTAACAAGCAGGGTCCAGGCGTTCCGTTGATGCAACCAGCAGCTCCGGCGCAGCCACAAGGCGTTACTGCTG